TCCCTACACCCCTTCGTTCAGGTAGAGACGAATGAACATCCTGACCCCGATTGCCGCCACCTGCCTCACCTGCCGCTGGTTTGTCCAGGAAGGCTCCACCGACGAGACAGATGAGGACGCCTTACTCACCGGCACCTGCCACCGCCACTGCCCACCCTGGTTTGACGTAGTCGACACCGACTTCTGCGGCGACTGGACCTCCGACTACTCTCCCGTACCCCGCCGCCACGATGACTGAAGACGAATACATCCTTGCCCTGGCACGCGCCCTGACCCGCGACGAAGACCTCCTCGCCGCCGAGGCCCGCCCCCTCCTGCTGGAACTAGCCCTCCGAATCCGCGCCCTCATCCTCACCCTCCCCGAAGGCCAAGCACTCCGCGCCTTCACCTGGCGCACCCTCCGCCCCCAAATCCTCGCCCTCCTCCAACAAATCTCCGACCTCATCTACGCCCAAATCACCACCACCCTCCTCCCCCTCGTCGCCCGCATCGCCACCCCCACCGCCACCTTCTTCCGCCTCCCCCTCACCGACCTCCCCACCCCCACCCTCACCACCCTCATCACCACCCCAGTCGCTGGCACGACCCTCCGCACCCTCTTCAGCCCCACCCCCGCCACCAACGCCTCCCCCTACGCCTCCCAACTCCTAAAACTCCTCGAAAACACCGTCCTCCCCGCCTTCCTCACCGACCGCCCAACCCCCGCCATCGCCGCCGCAGTCCTCTCCACCCGCCTCATCGCAGGCGTAGCCCGCCCCGCCCTCCGCAAAGGCGACGTCGCCAACGCCTGGCTCGCCCGCACCAAAGCCATCACCTCCGCGACGCTCTGGTCCCTAGTGGTCCCCACCCAGCAGGCCGCCGCCACCGCCACCGACCGCCCCATCACCGGCTTCCGCTGGAACGCCATCCTTGACCCCAAAACCTGCCCCCTCTGTATCGCCCTGAACGGCACAGTGGTCGAGAACCTCGCAGATTTCGTCCCAGCACCCCCTCCCCGGCACCCTCTCTGCCGCTGCATCGCTATACCTTTATTCTCCTAACTATTACTTAGGCGCGGTAATCTAGGAGTGTACCCTCACTTACCCGCGTGGCTGAATCAGTCAACGGGGCTCCTCCCGCGGAGGAGCCGAGTGCGTCCGCGACGCCCTCACCCGACGCTCAGAGCACACCCTCTCCCGAGGAGCTGGCACGCCTCAAGGCAAAGCTAGACCTCGTCTCGGAAGACAAGCGCCGAGCCGGCGAGAAAAACGCCGAACTCAACCGCAAACTCCAAGACCTAGAGGAGACCCTCCGAGCGACGCAGGCCCAAGTCAAATCCGGTCAGACCACCCAACTGGAGCAATCCGGCGAATACAAGAAACTGTGGGAGGACGCCAAGGAGACCAACCTGAACCTGGAACGCCAGATCTCCGACATGCAGGTCAAGCTTGACGCCGAGCGCCAAGCCCGAGCCACCGAGACCCTCCGGTCTCGCGCCATCCAAGAGATCACCAGCGCAAAAGCCCTCAGGCCCGACCAACTCCTATCCCTCATTTCCACCGACCTCCGCGAGGTCGACGGAAAACCCGCAGTCATCTCAGGCGGCATCGAAATCCCCCTCTCCGACCACCTGGCACGCCTCCGCGCCCCAGAGTCCGGCTGGGACCACCACTTCGCCCCCACTGGCGCGAAGGGTATGGGATCAACCCCCGCCGCCCCGCTATCCGCCCCCTCAGGCAACAACCCGTTCCTGAGCAGCCCTCCAAACCTGACCGAGATCGGCCGCCTCTACCGAGAGGACCCGGCCGCCCACGACCGCTACAAAGCTGAGGCCTCCCTAGGCTGAGCGGTACGCCCCCACCCCCTTACTGATTTTCAGCCATGGCTGTAACACGCAACGACGTAATCATCCCCGAGATTTTTACGCCGTATTTGATTGAGGCCACTACCGTCCGTAACTCGTTCTTGACGAGCGGCGTAGTAGCAGCCCTCGACGTCCTAAACGTCACCGAAGGCGGCGACAAAGTAACTATCCCCAACTGGAAAGCTGATCTTTCCGGCGACGCCGAGCGCCTGACCGACAACACCAGCCTCACCCCCGGCAAAATCACCGCCGACAAGCAAATCGGCGTCGTACTGCACCGCGGTAAAGCCTGGGAATCCCGCGACCTGGCCCGCCTAGCCGCTGGTTCGGACCCAATGGGCGCAATCGGCGCCAAGGTGGCCGACTACATCGCCAACCAACAGCAGAAGGACATGATCGCCACCCTGAAAGGGGTCTTCGGCGCTCTGGGCTCCAGCAACGCTGGCGCCGCCTTCGCTGCCCTAACAGTCGACGCCTCTGGCTCCGGCGAAACCAACCTTGGCCCCCGCCAAATCGCCGCCGCCGAAGCCCTCCTGAACGAGGACTCCGACAAGCTGGCCGCCATCGTCATGCACCCCCTGGTCTACGCAGACCTCAAGGAGCGCAAGGCCATCGACTATGTGACCGCCACCGACGCCCGCGTCACTGCTTCCAGCATTGCCGCCGGCTCCATCACGGCCCTCAACGCCTTCGGCGGTTCCGTAGCTGCTGCCTACACCAACAACACGCAAATCCCCTTCTACATGGGTATGCGCGTGATCCGCAGCAAGGACGTCCCCACCTCCGGCACCGGCTCCACCACGAAGTACGCCTGCTACGTGATGGCCGCCGGCGCAGTCGCCACCGGCCAACAAGCCGCCCTGCGAAGCGAGGTGGATCGGGACATCCTTGCCAAATCCGACGCCATGTCGGTCGACTGGCACAACGTCTACCACCCCCTCGGCTCCCGCTACACCGGCACGGCTAACCCCGAAACCGCCGACCTCGCCACCGCAGGCAACTGGGTCAAGGTCTTCGAAACCGAGAACATCGGAATCGTCCGCCTCACCGTCACCAGCTCCTTCGACTGAGTCTCGGGCTAACGCCCTCGACGAACAGCCCCCGCCCACCGCGGGGGCACCTTTCTTTCCCCCCTGGTACGCACCAATGCCCTCCTCAATTTTTGAGCTGACCTCCGACCTTGCGGTGGTCGAAAGCCTGCTCTCTAAGAAGTTCATCACGGCAGCCACCGACGCCGCCACCACCCTGACCGCCGCTCAAGCAGTCAACGGTGTCGTCACCATGACCCCCTCCACGGGTCGGGCACTTACCACGCCCCTTGGTTCGGAACTCAAGACCGCGATTGGCGACGCGCTTGAAATCGGCACCAGCTTCGAGCTGACTGTCGTAAACGTGGCCGCCGCCACCCACGCGATCACCTTTACCGCTGGTGCCTCCGGCATCACCCTCGGCGGCGTCGCCGGCATGGCCACCGTGGCCGCTGCCACCAGCGCCACTTACCTGTTCATCTGCACCGCTGTTGGCACCCCCGCCTTCACCGTCTATCGCAAGTAAGGCTCGCTCTGCTCGCCTTACAATCACCGCCCCGCCACCGAGCGGGGCTTTTTCTATCCACCTGGAACGCATGGGCCTTTACTCATTCCGCCGCCTCCGCGAACAGGAAGCCGCCGCAGCAGTAGCTGCCTGCCCCGTACCGGAACCAACAAACACCCCCAAAACCCGCCGCCCCCGCAAATCCGCCGAAGCACCAGAACCGCTCTCCGGCAATCTAGGTGTAGCAAACGATCTTGGTGCTGAGTGATGCTAGTTTCGCCCGGAGGCGGCGACGCGGTGATGCGTCAGGGCCTAGAGATCCCAACGCACGACTACATCGCTAACACCTACTCCGGCTCCAACCTGACCGTCGCCGTCTTCAAGCGCGGCGGTGCTAGCGGCACAGTAGTGGCCACGTTGACGATGACATATGACGGCAGCAACAACCTGCTAACCGTTACCCGGAGCTAACGCCATGGCATACGTTTTTAACCCGCTTCTCCCCGCTGGTTTTGACCAAGCCGGATCTGGCGCCGGTGGCAGTAACACCGACCTGACCTATACGGCTGCCACGCGGGTAATAGCCAGCTCAACTGGTACTGATGCAACCCTGACACTGGTAACCAGCACTGACGCTGGCCTAGCGCCTGCCAGCGGCGGCGGCACCATCAACTTCCTACGAGCTGATGGCACGTTTGCGGCACCTGCTGCCGGCGGTAGTGACACCCAGGTGCAATTCAACGATGGGGGCACCGCCTTTGGTGGTGACGCAGGCCTGGTCTTCAACAAGACCACCAACAAACTGACCGCTGGCGGCGACGTTGAGCTGAATGACGGTGGCACCTACACCACCACGCTCCAGACCGTCACGGCTACGGCTGCCCGCACAATCAGTTTCCCAGATGCCACTGGCACCGTTGCATTAGTTGCAGGCTCTAGTGGTCAACTGCTGTATAACAATGCTGGGGTTAATGCTGGGGCATCAACGCTGACCTATGACGGCAGCATCCTGACCACCAGCGGGCGGTTCATCAACAGCTATAACGCTGCTAATATTGCATCTGCACCAGCTAAGGCTTTCACCGGCACTTGGTACATAACCGGCACTGCTACCACCACCAAGCCTCACCTGCTAATCGAGCCCACGGGCACCACATCCACTGGCTGGAGCACCAGCGGCACTGGCCTAGGCGTCAATGCGGCAAGTGGGTTTGTGGGGCGGTTGATTGATGTGCAAATCAACGGCACATCACGTTTTAGCGTTAGTAACGTAGACGATACAACCGCAACCATTGA